GCCTGTAAATTATAATTAAGGAAAGAAATGAAAGCAAGAAACTATACACAGGAGACTGTGCAACGACTACAAGGCTCTGTACAAATTGAGCATACATTAGCTAAACGAGGCGCACGTAAGTTACGCGAACTGCTGGCTAACGAACCATATATTAATACACTTGGTGCTTATAACGGACAAATGGCTGTACAACACGCCAAAGCAGGCCTACAAGCAATTTACCTAAGCGGTTGGCAAGTTGCAGCCGCGGCAAATACAGCAGGCCAAACATATCCGGACCAAAGTTTATATCCGGTAAACTCTGTGCCAACTATCGTTAAGCAGATCAACAATGCTTTCCGTCGTGCTGATCAAATTGAATACAGCGAAGGTAACCTTACTACAGATTACTTCTTGCCCGTCGTTGCGGATGCAGAAGCTGGCTTTGGTGGTGCACTGAATGCATATGAACTAATGATGGCTATGATTGAAGCAGGCGCCGCTGGCGTACACTTTGAAGATCAATTAAGCAGTGAAAAGAAATGCGGACATTTAGGCGGCAAGGTTCTAATCCCTACCAGTCAAGCAATTCGTAACTTACAAGCCGCACGTCTAGCCAGTGACGTTGCCGGAGTAGACACAGTTATCATGGCACGTACTGACGCAGAGTCGGCAACACTGATTACCAGTGACCATGATCCATTAGATAAGGACTTTGTTATTAATGAACGAACAGAAGAAGGCTTCTACAAATTTAGAAACGGTCTCGATGCTTGCATTGCAAGGGGCTTGGCTTACGCTCCATATGCAGACCTACTATGGTTCGAAACTAGTACCCCAGACATTGCCCAAGCAAAGAAATTTGCAGATGCAATCCACGCCGAGTTTCCGGACCAAATGTTGGCTTATAATTGCAGTCCTAGTTTCAATTGGCGTAAGTTTCTTAGTGTAGAAGAATGTGAAACATTCCAACGTGAATTAGGCGAACTAGGATATAAGTTCCAGTTTATTACACTGGCTGGATTCCACAGCGTCAACCTTGCTACATTCGAGCTAGCAGAAGCATACAAGGCACGTGGTATGGCTGGCTATAGCGAAATGCAACAGCGAGAATTTGCCGCACAGGATCGCGGCTTTACAACAGTTAAACATCAACGCGAAGTTGGTGTAGGCTATTTTGATTTAATCAGTGAAGCTGTAGGCGCCACTAGCACCGTAGCAAACAAGCACTCCACTGAAGCAGATCAGTTTTAATTATGTCATTACAACAATATAATTTAACCACTAAGACAGATTATCTTCATCGCAAGATGTTCTTGGATCCGGCCGGGCCCGTTACTATTCAGCGTTTTGAAGAAGTTAAATATAATAAGATTGCAGACTTTGAAAAGACAGCACGTGGCTTCTTTTGGGTTCCAGAAGAAGTAAGTCTTACAAAAGACGCACAAGACTTTAAGGATGCCAGCGATGCGGTTAAGCATATTTTTACTTCTAACCTACTCCGCCAGACTGCTTTGGATAGCCTTCAGGGTAGGGGCCCTAGCCAAATTTTTACACCAGTTATCAGCCTTCCGGAATTGGAAGCGTTAGTTTATAACTGGACATTCTTTGAAACCAACATTCACTCACGCAGTTACAGCCACATCATTCGCAACATCTACAACGTGCCCAAGGATGTGTTCAACACCATCCATGACACCGAAGAAATTGTAAACATGGCCTCCAGTGTTGGTAACTACTACGACAAACTACACCAACTTAATTGTGCTAAAGAAAACGATCCGCTAATAGTAGGGGAAGAAGAACACATTCGAGCAATTTATCTAGCATTACACGCAAGCTATGCCTTAGAAGCATTTCGTTTCATGGTATCATTTGCCACAAGCCTTGCTATGGTAGAGAACAAGATCTTCATTGGCAACGGCAACATTATTAGCTTGATCTTACAAGACGAACTGCTACACAAAGGCTGGACGGCTTATCTTATTAATCAAGTTGTAAAAGAAGATCCTCGCTTTGCTAAGATTGCACAAGTATGCCAAGCTGAAGTTATTCAAATTTACAAAGATGTTATTGCAGAAGAAAAGGCCTGGGCCGACTACTTGTTCCAAAAAGGCCCAGTTATTGGTCTCAATGCCAACATCCTCAAAGACTTTGTTGATTACACCGCAGTTAGTGCATTAAAGGATATTGGTATTAAGTATTGGAATACTGCACCTAAGACTACTCCTATCCCTTGGTTTAACAAACACAGCGATACAAGTAAGAAACAGAGTGCATTGCAAGAAACAGAATCTACAAGTTATGTTATTGGAGTAATGAGCGATCATATCGACTATGATGCATTACCTACGTTATGAAAACGAGCAATTCTTGGTGCCCTTTAAACAACACAACCTACGAGGGGTTTTGCGTTGACAATACCGCAGTAATTGAAGTTCAAACAGCAAATTGTGATCATAAAGAATATTGTTTGAAAATTAAAGAAGAGATGGATAAAAATCAAGATGAAAATCAACCAACTAATTGAAAATATTAACGATGATTGGTTTAAGTCTGGTAGCTTCAAGACTTTTAAAAAAGCCAACCCTGTAAAATATGAAATAGCCAAAAAAGACGGCACTATTCAGACATTAGAAGGTCCTGTAAATTACAAAGCAGGTTTTTATATAATGACAGGGCCCAAGGGCGAGAAGTATCCTATTACTCCTGAAAAATTTGCTAACTTATATGACGACAATGGTAACGGCACTGGTATTCCTAAAAAAATCACAAAGGTTGCCAAGCTAGCCGATCACGACGGTGTTGTTAATACCAGCTGGGGCGAACCATTGAATTATACCGCAGGCAATGACGTTATAGTTCGTCATGGCCCAAATGATTATGGTGCAGTAAAGAAAGATATTTTTGCCCAAACATACGATACAACAGGAATGAAATAATGAAGTTACCATTTATAGGCTTAATGGGCGTAAGTAGCAACAACACTCTATATACACCCAACGGCACAAAATTATTTAGAGCTCCAGAGTGGGCTGCATGGCGTATCCAACGTATTCAACATTGGATTGCACAAAAGACATGGAAGTAAAATGAAAGTAGAAATTTATACAAAAGATAATTGCCCGTATTGCGTACAAGCAAAGGCTTTGTTTAAAAGCAAAGGCTGGGAATATACAGAACACTTTATCAGTGAAAATACACGTACTCAGTTGCTAGAAGAACTAACAACACGTATCGGCATTACACCACGTACCGTGCCGCAAATTTTCATTGACGATCAGGCCATCGGTGGTTATACTGATCTAGTTGCGTGGCTTAAAACTCAATAAATATTATTATGCTATTAGAAAACAACATTGGAAAAATTGTTAGCTTTAAAACAACCAGCGGCGATGAAGTCGTAGGTAAAGTTGCCGGACAAACAGCCGAAGACTTGACTATCACTTATCCCGTTATCCTTGCCGCAAGCCGCGAAGGCCTTGGTATGGTGCCGTTCTTAATGACTGCTAATCCTACGCAGGACGTTACATTTAAGAATACTCACATTGTATGTGTTGCCCAAACTACTGATCAAGTAGCAGATGCTTACATTCAAAACACAACAGGCATTGTACCAGTAAGAAACTCCACAAGCATTATTACTTAATATGCCATTATGTTCGGTCCAGGGAGATCCTAATACACACGGAGCAGGTGAGTTGATTGCAACTAACCCGCAGACTGTTTTTATTAACAGTCAGCCTGTTATTATCCATGGGCCTGATCATGCCAGCGGCGACGAAGACGACCATGATGATCCAATGACTGCCGAAGGTAGTCCTAATGTGTATTGTTATGGTAGCCCCGTTCATAGACAAAACGACCCCAGGGACTGCGGCGCAGTAACGGTAGTAGAAGGACAGTTTACAGTATTTGCCAACGAAGGTGGCAGCGGCGGATCTGCTCAGGCTGTTGCTATAGTTGTGCCTAGTAAGTTGTTTGTTAAACCCGACACGCCAATGGCTTCGGACAATCAACCTTACATTAGAACAAGCCCCCGTCCTACCAGGGCACAAAATGAACAAGCAGGCACCGCCCCTGACAATCCGGGAGTTTCGGAAAGTCCCCCAATTAAAGACCAACCCGATACAAAGTGCGATGATAATAAACCCAATGTTCTGGGTTTCTTAAGTCAGGCTCTTGCAGAAGCCGGAAAAGGCACCTGGAGAGAAACTGGACAAAATGGGGCACCTAGTAACCCTACGATTCTTAATATGTGGAAGAACATAGGATTAAGTTACAACAGCGATCAAGTTCCATGGTGTGCAGGCTTTGCTTGTTTTGCTATGAAACAAAGCGGCTTAAAGTGGATACGTGACGCTAACGCTTATAACTTGGCAAATTTATTGGGTTCAGGCTCAGTAGATCCTGGATATAAAACAGTATCTGTAAGTGATATGAAACCAGGCGATTTAGTGTTATGGGGTTCCGGTCACGTTAGTTTTTGCTATACAGCAAGTGGTGGCAAATATACATTTGTTGGTGGAAATCAAAGCCCGGGAAAAAATGCTGATCCCCCAGTACGCGACCCGCAACATGACGGAGATGTTACAATAAGTTGGCCTACAGGCTGGACGCCCGGCCGTGGCGGCATTACAAAAGTGGTTAGACTAGACTGTTAACATACTAGATAAATATTAGTATGGCATTAGAAGACTTTAGCAAATACACTAAGATAACCGTCAATCCTGCGTTACCAAAAAACGAAAAAGATTTAATCTGCGCCTTACTAGCAGGGCGTTTGCGTAACCTATTTAACGGCAAACTATTTTGTTTGAATCTTGCCATCGGCGACTTGATCAAAGATGCATCCGGTTATGGATTAACAGATTTAGTAGATGGACTCAAAGGCCTCCAAGGATCGTTGGGCGATTTACAAAAAGCTATCGGATACGATAAAATATTAGGTTCCATTAACAGCGCACTAGGCGGTATAGGTACAGTATTCAGTTTAGGGGGCTTGTGTCCTAGTCCGATTCGTCCTCCACAAATACCAGACATTATGCCAATGGTCAATGCACAGTTGTTTGGACAAGGTATGAATATTATTAATGCCTTAGGTAAAGTTGCAAACCCTAATATGTGCTTCGGTGGCGGCCCGGGGGGCTTTGGTGTTAATTATAATTCTATGCCAGGTGCATTACAGCAATTAAAAAATGCACTTAATAATGCAGCCAATGATCCCGCAGGTCTTAAATCTGTTGGAAATTATTTTAGTCAAAATCTTAAGATGCAACAACAGCGTCTAAATTCAGAACTAAACAGACTAGGCGAAAACTTATCTGATCCGTTTGGTATCAAGTTAGCCAAGCAACGTGCTGACGCAATTAGAGCCGCGCATACTCGAGGCGCTGACTACAAAGTAGTCGATAGTCGAGGTATTGAAAGACCAAACGCTTTAGCCAGTATGCTAACCGTTGATACTATGGCACTGCTAGACGCCAAAGATACTGCACCTATTTTATATAAACGAGAAGCAGTGCTAAATTACTGCGGTGAAGAAGTAGGTATTAAGTTAGTTCCTGTGTCAGGAAACATAGATTATGCAGGATGGGATACTAACCCTGCTACAGACAACAGCGATAGACCTTTTGGTCAACATGTATTGCCTACGCCTGCAGACTCATACTATGATTACATCATTAAAGAAGAATACAATAATATTCTAGTTACAAAATATAACAGCGAAACTAAAGTTAGTGATACTATAACTTCATTAAACTTAACCAGAGGAAAGTTTTATAGAATAAAACTTGCTTTGGTAAACTATACAGCATCAGTAAACGCAGGTAATACAGTCTGGGTTCCTGGTTTAGAATATAGTAATCAAGGACCCACCGGTAACGTTGTTTATGAACAAGGCGACAACCTAATACAAGGTGAACTAGACTGGGCAGTAAGTATTGAAAATCCCACAACTCCCGACGTAATGTCTTTGGTGTTCAGTAATGGAACAACATTACCTATAGTTGTTAACGGTCCTACAAGTA